GGAGCATACCATTCGTGCGAGTAGGGCATCGGCGAGTTCTTCTCGAATTCGTCGAAGAGCCACGACTGCCGAACGATGTCCCCATGTCCGTCGACCCGCTCATCGGATGCGAAGTACGCGACCGACCTGTCCACGTACTCGTCCTTCCACGGCATCCCTCGCGCGAGAACGAGTGCCTTGAGGCCCTCTTCGTCGGGCGGACTCAAAGCGTCCAGCCGACTTCCCGCCTTCGAGACGATGACCGCGCCGTCCTCGCGCTCGCGCACCTGCATGAAACGGTCGCCCGTCTCCTTGAGGCCCTCGAGCAGACGGCCCATCAGCTTGTCCTTGGGGACTAGCTCACCGGACTTTAGCATCGTCATCTCCTCACTTCGTTGCCGACTTCTTGCATCGGCAGTTGATCAGCTCGCTAACATCGCTGCATCGCGTGTCCCCCGGAAACGCTAGAACTCCGTATCCTTCCTTGCCGGACACGACCAAGAAGTTGAAGCCTCTTTCCTGACTTCCCTTCTTGCCGTACATGACGTGAGTGTCACGAACGTGCTCATCACGAGCCGTAGACCACGCTTCCTCTGTGATTCCCTGCGCCTCGAAGATCTGATCGCGAACGTTGTTCATCAGCGACGCAGTCTCGGTGCGACTTACCTGCAAAGCCTTCGCAGAGGAGGATGCCACATCGAAGACGTGACCGACCCGCGTCCGTAGGGATAGCAGGTCTTCGGCCTCCGTGACCGATGTGAGAATCTCCTTCACCAGCTTGTTCCGCAGCGTCTCCGGGACCGCGTTGACAAACGTCTTCTCGCGCTTGTCGATGATCTCGGAGAAGACCGGGCTGTCTACTTCGAAGACCGGGACTCCGCCGAGTTCCTCCATCGTCATGTCGATGGTCGACTCAAGAGCGGTCGGGTATAGCGGACGCACCTTCTTCTTCAACCGAAGCTTCGTCTCGTCCAGAGGCGGCAAGGATGCGATGAGGTCGTGCGCGATGAGAGGGTCAGCCTTCGAGAACCACGAACGCGTCTGGGCCTGAGTCAGCCCTGCCATCGTGATCTTCTTCTCGAAATTGACCCACGTCCGGTACCGACCCTTCATCAAGTTCTCGAGGGTCGTCTCGACCTTCTCAAACTGATCCTGCTCAGCCTTCATCCTGCGCCTGCGCCTCATGCGCAGTAGGGACAGACACTCACCTGTGACGAATCCGCGCTCTACGAGGACGAGAAGCTTTTCAGTGTCGTCTGGAACAGGTTCGGGCTCGGGCTCGGGCTCGGGCTCGGGCTCCTCGAAAGGCTCTGGAGACGGCTCTGCAGGCGGCTCCGGCGGGTCGAGGAGGTCAGTGAGTGGGACGCTGCCGAACTTCCCTAGGGCGACATCGTCTCCCTCGTACTCCGGGACGTCCAACCCAACGACCTCGAAAGCCACTCGTGGAGTGACGTGAAGTCCTTCGCCGGTCATCTTGACCGCGATGTCCACCTTCTCGTTGATGCCGCTGCGGAGAGCCTCGATGTTCCGGATGTCGAAGACACCGACCACGTCATCAGGTGTCTCGAAGAACAGCGTTCCGTCGAGCGTCGTCTCCTCGAGCTGCATCAGCGGCAGGAGGTTCTTATCCCAGAAGTTCGCGTCCTGACCGAGCTGAGTCGCGTAGTTCTGGTCCGGGACTCCGAGGACGCTGCGAGGGACGCCCATCACGGCAAGGATCTCCTCGCGGTCCCACTCCTGCTGACTCAGCCACTCCATTTCCTTGGGCGTCAGGGCGATGGGCGAGTACTTGAATCCACCAGATAGCAGGGCAGTCCGACGAGCGTTGTATGACCCTCCGTGCCGCGACTCCCACTTCTCGACGAATTCGGTCTCTTCCTCGGCGTCCAAGTCGGCGTCGTACGTGATCACTCCGCCCGGGTCACCGCCGTTCTCGATGATACGCTTATTGTACTCCTTGACGAGCATGTCCATCTCGATGCCGATGGCGACGGCACCGATCCGGCTCAGCCCACGGAGCGGGTTCTGCGGGTTCGGGAACTTGAACTGAATGACGTCGCTCAGCGGCAGGGCAATCTTCCATGCCTCGCCTCGCTTCTCCATCCACTTGGGCGGAGCGAACTCCCATCCGATGAGCGGTCCATGAGTACGGTGCTCGAGGATCGGCTCGAACAGGTCGGGCGACAAAGGCCAGACGCGCTGAGGCAGTTCACCAATCGGTGACCCACCATCGTCGTCCTCGAGAACCCAGAAGCACTCGCCCCTGATGGCCATCCACAGATGGGTCATCTGGAACAGTTGATTGCCCGACTGATACGGGTTCGGGTTGAGGAGGAGGTCGCTGATGGGATGTTCGTAGTCGGCCTCAAGCCCACGACGGACGAGGCGACGTCCACGGTTCGCCATGATGTGACGCATCAGCGAGCGACGCTTGGACCCAGACCTCGGCCCTTGCCACGACCCGTATCGCTTCATGCTGATGCGCCTGCGCTCCTCGACTGCGGGATCGCTTTCACGCATCACGGTGAAGGGAGCTTGTGACGCCACGATTGCCGTCGTCATCGCTGCCGCGAAGACCCAAGCATGATTGCTGAATGGGTCACGCGCGCGAGCGGAGGGCGTCATACGGGTTGAGGCGAGAGACGAGACCCACGAGTTGAAGTCCTGGTAGAACGATGATCCGATGCCCGATTTCTTCGGAGCCGCCTTGCCGTTGGATCCTACGAGCGGTCGGTTATCCGGACCGTACAGGACTAGGCGGTTTTCATCGGTCATTGTTTGATCCTAGTAAGGAAAAACAGGGAAGGGCTTCCGATACAAAGATAGGATGGGATTTACTCCGTGATGCCTTCGGCTAGGAGCGTCCTCCTCCCAAGAGGACAGGTCCACTACGCTTCAGGCCTCCCTCGTACCTTCCGCCCTCCCCTGTCCGGCTCCTAGATTCGCGGCCATCCGTAGATGTGGTCGCGGATCATTGCCCAGACCTCGCTGCTCGTGTGCGAGGGCTGAGCGAAGACCCGCACCTGCAACTCCTTGACGTATCGTTGCAGGATGGTGAGAATCGGCCCGGAAAGCGTCGGATCCCAGCCCATCTTGAGAAGTTCCTTATCAAGATCGAACCAGAACGCATCGGGCTTGTCGGGCCGACCCGGCTGACTCATCTGTTATCAGGTACGCCGATGGTCTTGCCGGGTCCGGACTGTCCGGTGCCCGACGTGGATCCCACCTGCTCCGATGACCCCGTCTGCGTTGTGACGCTGCCAGTCGTAATGGTCACGTTCTCGGGAGCACCGTTGAGTGCCGACATCGCCGCGATGATCTGCTCAGGCGTCGCGTTGAGTCCGGCAAGAGTCTCGAGCAGCATTCGCTGAACGACGCTGTCACCCTGCGAGGCGAAGAACCAATTGAACGTTGCCGTCCCCGTGGTCGCCGTCTGCGGAGTCTGCCCTGCGCCCTGATCGCCACCGACCGTCTGCGCGCCGAACGCTCCCGTCGCCGTCGCCGGACCGCCTTCGGTTCCCGGTGACTGGCTCGTCGTCGGCGTCATGCAGGCGACCAGCATCAGGCACATGAATACGACCGCGAACTTCTTGATCATGATATCCCCATGAAATCCAGGGCTCCAGCGTGGTCAGTGACGACGAGGATGATTCGCTTCCTCTTCAAGCCGAGGAACTGCCGGAGCCCTTCGAGTGAATCATCCTGCTTCGCTGCCTTGATGAGCCATTTCATTTGAATTGTCCCGCGATGATGTTGCCGATGAGGGCGACGATGGTGATTCCGAAGAGCCACAGTAGCAGCGTCGCCTTCATCGATACCTTGGTCATCATCGTCTTGAGGCCCTCGTGTCCGTTGCCGAACAGCGTCTTGTGATGCTCATTCAGCGTCCCCGCCATGATCTCGACGTCCTTCTTGAGACTCACGAGGGATCCCTGGATGGACGCTAGGTCTTTCTTGACATCTTCCATCGGGCAGATCGCATCCCCTGTCAACGGACAGTTTACCCTGCGACTACCGAGATCTTCGGCTTCGGTCGCTTGTGCTTTCTCATCTGCCATGCGATTGCCCATTTCATGACCTGATCGTCGTGTGCTCCCGGATCGCCCTCGAATTTTCCGTTCCCCTGCAACCTGAAGGAGAGGCACTCCCCTAGGAAGTCTTGGTCGTTGATCGTCATGAAGCCCGATTCGATGGCCTCAGCCAAGTCTTCGAGCATCACCGGTCGTGTCTGAGGATTGGTTGACCAACCTGCGCGGGACCTGCGGACGTCCTGCTTCTGGTCCCAATGAAACAGCGGTCCTCCGCGAAAGTGGGGCTTGCGATATCCCAGATCCACGACTCGCTGAATCACCGCGTGTCCGTGATTCTCCCGCTCGATACCGACCATCGCACGATTATAATCTGTGCAGATCCGAACCACGTGATCCGCGAGAAGACGGGGATTGAACAGTCCGTGGATCGAAGCGACCTGCTCGCCGGTTTCCTTGTCTAAGAGACCGATGCCTGATCGGTCACATCCCGGCAAGCCTTCACTTGTGTCCACGCCTCCCACGTACTCGCGTCCGGGTTGCGGTTCCTTCCACCTCACCTCGTATCCGCCCGGAAGACTTGACCACTTGCCGTGTGACTTCTGCTCAGGCAGGGCCTCGAGCAGAGAGAGGATGAAATCGGTGTCGAAGAAGCAGACGCCCGATGCAAGGAAACAGGTCTTGTCGTCCTCCGGCATCTCCTGCGGAAACAGTCGCTTGTAGATTCGCTTCTGCTGACGACGAAAGGCAATCTGCGGGAGGTCTAGCCGATGCTTCTCGACCAGCTCCCTCTCTTCGCGCGTCAGCGTGTCAAGGATCTCATCTGGGTCAAACGCGTCAAGAGCCAGACGGTTCATCGGGTCGTCGAACCACCGAAGGAACAAAGGAGTGAACTCGTTGAGTCCCATCTTCGCTTCTTCGTATTGGACACAGAACCACTCGCGTCCATTGGGCGTCGTCTCGAAGACCACCTCGCCATGCGATGCGGCTCCAAGAAGCCCTGCCGTCAGGTCCTCGACGTTGGACAGGGACTCATCGCTTGCTCGCTTCGCGCGCATCCACTTGCTGACTTCGCTGCCATGGACACGCTGAAGGGTATCGCCACGAGCGAAACCGTGACCTCCCGCAGTAC